ATGTAGCCACCTTTACTAGCGGTGCAGCAGACAACGACTTCTTACGTATTGATGGCACTGCTATTGAAGGGCGTTCTGCAGCCGAAGTGCTTTCTGACATAGGCGGCCAAGCATCACTAACATTTGGCATATCAAACACCAATGCCGTGAAGATTGATAGTTCTTCTGTTGCTGATGATGAGTATGCACGGTTTACCGCTAGTGGGCTTGAGAGTAGGTCTACGTCTGAAGTGTTATCCGACATTGGCGCACAAGCGTCTTTAACATTTGGTATTTCAAATACTAATGCTGTCAAGGTAGATAGTTCCTCTGTAGCTGACGATGAGTATGCACGATTTACCGCTAACGGTTTAGAGAGTCGTTCAACTGCAGAAGTTCTTTCAGATATCGGTGGTCAAGCATCCCTAACCTTTGGCATCTCAAATACTAATGCAGTCAAAATTGATAGTTCATCTGTGGCGGATGATGAGTATGCTAGATTTACTGCTAATGGACTTGAAAGTAGGTCAGCATCAGAAACACGTACTGATATAGGGCTAGGTAGTGCCGCAGTATTGACTGCAGGTACATCCGCTAACAATGCTGTACAGTTAGATGGTTCAGCAAGACTACCAGCAGTAGATGGTTCACAGTTGACTAACTTACCCTCTGCTGGTGCAACCGCTGGCTTTGCAGTAGCTATGGCAATTGCATTATAAACTTGACAAAATAGTACACAAATGATACCATTATGTATGTTACTAGTTAGGAGTAATTATGGCACAGGATTTTGAAAGAAACATTGCAAGGAATGTTGGTACAGGCGCAGTAACCCTACGTACAGCCAACTCTGATGATGCGCTTATTGGTATCAACATTGCTAATGTTACAACCACACAAATCTTAATGGATGTGTTTATTAACGATGGGTCTAATGACTACTACATTGTTAAGGATGCACCTATTCCTGTAGGGTCAGCCCTGCAAGTATTAGATGGCGGTGCAAAAGTTGTAATGCAAGCAAGTGACGTACTTAAAGTACAAAGTGATACCGCATCTAGCGCAGATGTTTGGGTCTCTGTAGTTGACACTATCAGCGCATAGGGAATAGACAATGCCTTACATTGGACAAAAAGTTCCGGGTTCCTATCAAGCTACTAAAGCTGTACAACGCTTTAATGGTGACGGTAGTGATACTACGTTTACCTTAACTACCACAGTTTCTTCTGTGCAGGATGTGTTGGTTTCGGTAGATGGTGTCGTTCAAGACACTGCCGCATACACTATTCCTGATGGCACTACACTAACATTTACTGCTGCTCCTTCCTCTGGTACAGGTAACATTTTCGTAAACTACCTAGCACCACAAACGGGTACGATTACACCAGCCGCTGAAAACAAAGGTAACTTTAAAGCTGGCGGTCTATTTCGTACTAACGCACAATCCCTAACCGCAAACACAACTATTCTTGCTACTGAAAACGCTAATGTGACAGGGCCACTTACTGTAGCATCTGGTGTAACATTGACCGTTGAAAGCGGTGGAACATTGGTGACACTATGAGTACATTAAAAGCAGATACCATACAGAACACATCTGGCGGTGCAGTCACGCTGACTAATCAGAGTGCGGCAAAGGCTTGGTTTAACTATGACCAAACCACTCCATCTGTTGATGATTCTTTTAACACGTCTTCAATTTCGGACGATTCTGCTGGTATTTTTACTAACGCATTTACTAATAATATGGACAATGCCGCTTGGGCGGCTGGGTTTATTTGTAGGAATAACAGGCATCAATTTAATACTAATACATCTGCAACGTCAGGTAGGGCTTGGAGAACCTCTGATAGTAGCAATAACGTGGCTGATGGCCTACATAACTGTGCAATATGTAACGGAGACCTAGCATGAGTGAAATCTTAGTAAACAAACTCACTGGCACCTCCACCGCAGGGTCTATCCTCGTTACAGGCGAAGGTAATAGCACGACTACTAATCTTCAGCAGGGGTTGGCGAAGGCTTGGGTAAATTCAAACATTGACGGAACTGCGGCTGTTTTAGATAGCCTTAACATAAGTTCACTTGATGATGATGGCACTGGACAAGCGACATTTCATTACACTAATTCTATGAACAATGCTCTGTACAGCGCACTCACAGGTGGTGGGGGTGGTACTAGAAATAACACACTTGCAAATGTATCTACACCTGAAGCAGAAAAGTCTGCATCACAACTAGGTGTGGATATTCAATATGCTCACACAACCGCCTTTGACCCAGATGTTTGTGCGGCAAGTATTCACGGAGATTTAGCATAATGGCTGGTACAATCATAGCAGATACCCTGACCCATAGCACCGCAGGTTCGGTGACTACGGATTTTGTTGTTAATGGTAGTGCGAAGGCTTGGGTTAATGGTACAGCTACAGCCTCTATAAATAATAGTTTTAATTGTTCATCTGGGACAGACCACGGAACAGGAGACTATTCAATAACCCTCACAAATGCTTTCTCTGCTGTTACTTATGCAATGTCAGCTATGGCAAGAACAACGACTGCTGGTTTTATTGTTACAAGAAACCCAGACAGGGATGAGGCTACCGTTTTAGCTATAGAAATAGATACTGACGCAAGTACACAATCAGATTCTGCATTTGAAATAAATGCACACGGAGATTTAGCCTAATGACAACGACACCTGATTTCAAAGGCACACACCTATTTGACAGACTGTGCTGGGCTAAAGAATCGCTGGAAGCGGTACAATCTGACTACCGTGTGGTCTATGAGGACAGCATTGATGAGTGCGCCAAGATACTTGTGCCTGACCCTAACTGGATGGCTTGCGCTTTACAAGGCGGCATCCTACCGCCAGTGTGGGTGTATCACGAGTTGGCAAAAGATGAAGCACAACCAGACTTCAAGAAGCATACTCGCGGCTACCTGTTACATGACACCAAGCCTATTGATGCTCTAACCGAAGAGCAAGCTATTGAATACTTAATTATGAAGGACTGCCCACAGCACGTGTGGCAGAACTGGGATACAGGCAATAAACCAAAGATGGTTATCTGCCGCAAGGAACAGTTACCAAGCACTAGAGAGTGGCGCAATGCTTGGAAGATAACTGAAGACTTAACTGCCACTGATATCGCAGCCTAAGAGGAGAAACCTAATGGCAACAACATACATCGTAGATAAGGACGGAAATCAGATTGATGCTTCCACAGCTACCGTTCCTTCTGACCGTCACTTTCGTGGTGCATGGTCTCTGAATGGAAGCGTGATTAGTGAAGACATGGATGCAGCACGGGCAATCTTCCGTGACAAAGTTCGTGAAGCACGTAAGCCGTTGCTTGAAGCAAAGGACGTAGAACTAATGAAAGCACTAGAAACCAGTGCGGATACCAGTGCAATCGCTTCTGCAAAGACAGCCCTTCGTGATGCACCTGCAGCTTCTGCAATCACTAATGCTGCTAACATTGCAGCACTCAAGGCAGCTTGGGATACAAGCGTACTTGGCGATAGCCCTTACGCATAAGGAAACGTAAATATGGCACTTACTCAAATTATCAATGCTGGAATAGGTCAAGTAACCGACATTAAACTTGGTGGTTCGGGTAGTGCCAATACGTTGTCTGACTACGAGGAAGGCACTTGGACACCTGCGCCAAGCACTAATACTGGAAATGCGGCTACTTTTGGAACGGTTGAAGGTACTTATACTAAAATAGGACGTGTGGTGTATGTTTCCGGTTTTGCCCTTAACATTAACACTACAGGCACAACCTCAAGTTCACAGCTTCGGGTAGTAGGGCTTCCATTTACCGTTGACGTAGCAAACAGTTACGGTGCGGCTTTCAGTGATAATATTACCTACCAATCCAGTAGGTCACAACTCAATACCCTATTTTCTACAAGTGAATATATAGCCTTTATGCAGTCAGGGAACAGTGCTGGTGATACGGCAACAGACCACGGTGATATTGATGACGCTACTTCAGACCTGTTCTTTTCGGGATTTTACTTTACAAACCAATAACCCTGTCAATAACGGCAAGGGTCGGACAGTCCACCCATCATAGGAGATAAACGATGGCATTAACAGAACAGACGATTAACGACAAAATTGAAATTGTAAACAAGGGTGACTGGTCAGCGGTAAGCGTTCGCACAGCAACAATCATCAAGCGTGATGGCGTTGAGATTAGCCGTGCGTTTTCACGGCACATTTTATCACCTAACGCTGACTTGACTAATGAAGATGCTGATGTCACAGCAGTTTGCAACGCCGTGTTTACACAAGAAGTTAAGGACGCTTACGCAGCGCATCTAGCTTCACAGGAGTAATTAATGCCATACATAGGTAAATCCCCCCAGAATGGTGTTCGCAATCGCTTTGTCTATCAGGCAACAGCCAGTCAAACATCTTTTAGCGGTAGTGACGCAGACAGTAAGGTACTAACCTATCAGGATAGCCTGTACTTAGATGTATATCAGAACGGTGTCCTGCTCAAGCCGGGTACTGACTACACTGCCACGACAGGTACAACAGTCGTACTGGTTACAGGTGCATCGTCAGGTGATGTAGTTGAGATGGTAGCCTACGATGTGTTCAGTGTTGCGAACTCGTATACAAAAACAGAGAGTGACACACGCTACCCATTCAAGGGTAACAACAGCATCATCCGCTTGAACGGTCAGACTATCAGCGCAGACATTACGATTGACAGTGATGAGAATGGTGTCAGTGGTGGACCAATCACACAGAATGCCACTGTCACAGTTAATGGTTATTGGAGTATCGTATGAGTAGCGTATTAAATGTAGATACCATTGCGGCAAAGAACGGTACGTCACCTGTTGCACTGACTAAGGCAGATACTGTAAAGTGTGCATTCAGAACTTCTGGAACTTACAGCGGAGTAACTGCGTCATTGAACGTGAGTGGACTAACAGATAATGGAACAGGGGATGTAACTATAGCATTTACCACTTCTTTTTCTAATGCCACAAGCCAATCTTTTGGTGCGGCTTCTGGCTCTACTGCTGGCAGAATGATAACTTTTACTGGGGTTGGGACAGGCAGTTGTGACTTTCGCTGTCACACTGATGCAGGTGGTGACGCTGATGCTCAGATGTCCTCTATGTTTACAGGAGATTTAGCATGAGTACCATTCTTGTAGACAATCTCACAGGCAAGACCTCTGCTGGCGACATTACGGTGACTAGTGAGGGCGGTGCGGCTACTCAGTCCTTGCAACAGGGGCTGGCGAAGGCTTGGGTAAGTTATAAAGGCACAGCAACGAATGCCGTAAAAGACAGCCTAAACATATCAAGTGTTACAGATGCTTCTACAGGACGTTACCTGCCCCAGTTTTCAAATAGTTTTAATGCACTTGATTATCTGTCGCAGACTACAGGCAACAACGCAGATGGGCCAGTCGCGGCAAATGATTTTGACCAAATGACAACATCTTCTGGGGATATGAGGTATAAAAACTCTAGTTTTAGCACGATTGATACGAAATACGCTGTGCAATCTTTTCACGGAGATTTAGCATAATGGCTGGTAAAA